TGAGCCTTGCTGTACCTGGTGGCCACCCGAGAAACGTGTCTGAATTTGTTGCGTTTCGATATGCCGCGACTGAAGGCAGATCGATTGTGCGATACTTCTTCGTTATCACGGCGATTTGATCAGGCACTTCCATTGTCAGCCCATCGACCTGCTCGTTATTCACTGTAAGGATTGCGTTTCCGCTGTAGTCGCGGTCGATCGGCTCCGTTGAAGTAACATCCGACCATTCCACTTCGACTGCATCAGGGTCTGGTGATTCGCCTTCGTAGCCAACGATCACTTGCCAAAAAATCGGACTAATGCGAGTTGGATTTGATGCAGTGACAAACACCGCCTCACCACTGGAGTGCTGATCTCCATTCTGTGGCACTCCGGTTGCCTGCTGTACCTCAAAAAATGTGGTGTCAGCGGTGCATGTAACCTGATAGCCCTCAGTGATTGCGTATTGCTTGTCGGTAGCATCAGCCTTTGGTGTCGTGACTGTGCCACCATCCGCTGACCACATTTTGTTGACTGCAATAATTGTCATGCTGGTTTCACCATTGCTACGCCGCTCTTCGTGTTCTCTTTGATCTTTTCGAGGTTAGCCGTCTGCTTTGCGGCCTCTGCTGCCGTCGACGATGCAGCTTTCGCAACCATGTTGATTCCAACACTGATTTGACGCTGCAACAAAAGCGACTGGTCCTCAGACGAGCCACGAGTGAGTAGTCTAGTTTCTGTAGCCGTCAGTTTTTGCGGTGCCGATGCCTGAACCTTTTTGTTCTTGTCTTCTTTTAATTTTTCTAGTCGTGCTTCTTCTGCTGCAAATTCTTTCGCTGTCTTTTCGTCAACGCCTTTGTTCATGAATTCCTTGACGCGAGCCGCCTCTTTGCCTTGCTCCAGCTCAATGCGCATGAGGTCGAGTTTTTCGCGCTCTGATTTTTTAAGCTCTTCGAGTGCTTGCTTTTCTCGTTCGCGTTCCTGTTTAACCTTTTCGCGTTCACGCTGCTTTTCCTCATCAGCCTTTTTGCGTTCCTGTTCGGCCTGCTTTTCCGCTTCTTTCTTTGCAAGGATTGCATCACGTTCGGCTAGTAGTCGCTTTGCTTCACCTTGATCCTGTGCCGTCGCGTTCTTTGCTGCATCCAGTGCAATTTGCTCTTCGCGTGTTGCTTGCAGGTACTGCACTTCGCGCCGCAAGTCCTCAATAAATGCGCGTGACTTTTCTTTGGCAGCATTTGCGGCTTTGATTGCTTCAATGTTTTTGCTGCGTTCACTGGTATTGCGCACCAGTTCATCACGTTCACGCTTCAGTGCATCGAGACGCTCAAGGTCTTTCTGTAGTTGCTCGTCTGCGTCTTTTGCGTATTGCTTTCTATCACCCGTGATTTGCCAAGCGTTGGCCCATTTCATCACTTCTTTGCGGCTGTGCTCAACGTTGGCTGAAACGCCTTCAATGTTTTTGTTCAGATCGGCAATGAGAGCCTGATACGCAGCTTGTTTCTCTTCTGGATTCTGGATGAGTTCGATGTCTTCTTTTTGGTTTGCAATCAGCCGCGACTGCAACTCTCCAACTGACTTATCCAGCATCTGTGCTTGCTTGTTTGTCAGCTCCAGCGATTTTTCAAACTCAGCAGTTTTCCAAATGACATCAGCAAGAGCCTTGCCAAGCCCAAAGGCGATCGTACCAACCAGACCGGCAAGACCGGCTTTGAATGCAAATGATGACGTGCCGCCGTTCTTTGCTTGTTCTGCAAATCCCTGCATTTTTTCTGTGACACTTGCCAGTCCTCCGGCTAGTCCGGCAAGTTCCGTCGAGCCTGTCACGTTAGCAAATGCACCAATGATTTCCGTTGCGGCCTTTGCTTTTTTACCGGCCTGCTGAAACTTTCCAACGGAAGCATCAAGCGACTTGCCAACATCCTGCAATGCCTTTGACGCTTTGTCGTCGGCTTTAATCAGGATATCGACTGAGTTGCTCATTTCTGACCTTTGCTTCCTCGTTGTTGAACCAGTGAGTCGCGTGAATGATACTGGCTGACTGGTCCATTGTTCCGCCTGACGTTGGCAGGTGTCCTTTGTTGATCATGTCGATGACATCAAGTGCTGTATAGATAGACGCACAATACGCCGTTGGGCATCCATCAATTCGTGTGTAGCCATCATTGCATTTGTCGCACCCATGACCGCCGCACGATGGACACTCGATATCAATTGGATCTTCTTGAGTGCTAATCGTTCGGCATTGAGTTGCACTACACGACCGGCACAGCATTCCTCCTCGTATTAAAGCTGCTGTTCTGAACTTTTTTTTTCGTCGTGATTCAAATACTGATTGTGCATCACCTTGCGAAGCAGTTCACGTGCTTCTGTGTAACTCAGCACATCAGCCAACGATTCCTTGCTGTATTCGATGCCTGACATATTTTTCCAGCCAATCAACACGTCGGACAGTGCGTCGATTGTTTTAGAAAACAACTCGTCGATTGTGATGTCTGGATTTTCTGTGTACAGATCCAGCACCTGACCGACCTTGAGTTGCCCGCGCATTGCCTGAGACTTAGCAAAAAACGTCGGCTGCGATTCCTTCGGCTTTGCGGCGTCAGAATCCAACACGATTGCAAACTGCTGTCCAGGTTCAAGAGCGATCGGCATAAATCCTCATTAGTCAAAAGCAATTGTGAGTTCGTTGTCTACACTGCTGCCAGCTGTCGCCAGCCACGTCAGCGTATCAACCAGCATGTCTGACCGATTACCCTGCTGCTTATTTTCAAGCTGGGCCTTTGGCGCTGAAATCGTGACCGAGTTTCCAGTAGTCCCGATCTGCATTGAAAATGCCTGTGCAGTCGGTGTAAGCCAAAGTGAGTCTCGGTCCTGCGTTGCAACCAGCACCGACTCAGGGTCTGCGGTAATCACTGGAGCACGATTTGTAATCAACGCAGACACATATCCAGAACGATCCGAAGCGTTGACACATTCCCGCATAATTACTGAGTTGCCTGCATCCACTTCGACACTGGATGTACACAACGCGACGGAATTCCAGGTTAGTGCACCTTGCGCAAATCGCAGCGGTGTAGTGCTAGGATACGTTGGAGAAATGATCGCCGTATCTGTTTCGTTGCTACTGTATTTACCAGTAAAGGTAAACTCGATCGTTGCTACCTTGCCAGTTACACAGACAATCTTAAACGTGCCCATTGCCCCGGAGAGCAGTGACCGCTTTCCGTCTTTGTAGTGACCGATGGTAATTGTCTTAACAGAAGAACCCGGTGCTTGTGTCAATGGATAAAACGTTCCCGTTGTTTCGACCCATCCGCAAGCTGGCAGCAACACAGATGCCCACGCCGGAACGGTCGTACCGTCGTACCAAATAGGCATCCTGACCGTGCAGGTTCCAGTCATGCCTTCCGGAATGCTTGTCAGATAGTTGAACCCGCCCTGTCCTTCACGGCGCGTCATAGCGATATTTGGCTGAATCGTGAATTCTTCAGCGTTGAATGCACCTTCAGACGCTGACAGAGATTCAGCGGTTCCGATCGTCGTTTCAACCTTTGCGGCAAACACCGCTTTTCGTCTGAGTAGTGGCATTGCCGTTTCCTATGTTGTGACAAGCCCGGAGGCTCGAAGAACGTTCAGTTTTATTCGTCGTTCAAGTTGCTTACTCAACTCGCCTTCGATGGTCTTGACTTGCGGTCCTGCCATCTCATTTTTCTTGTATGTTCCGTAAGCCGATACACCTTTGAGTTGCACGATCGGCAGTCTGGATTTTCCAACACGCTTGAACGCATTGCCCTTCCACTTCATTCGCATGACGCCCGGCTTCGGTCCCTGGAATGCGCCATCAACTCTCTTGCGTCCGCCAGTTTTACTGATCTTGTATGACACGCCGCGTTTGTCCTGACGTGCCGCAAAGTGCCTTAGCCCGAGCCGCTTCGTTTCCTTGAGTGAGACAACGGCAGACAGATTCCCTTCTGTCGCCTGTGCCCGGATGCTCAAAGGTTTTTCAACTTCGTCTTTTGGAATCGCGACCTTCTTTCGAATTTCGCGACCCATTTCCAGTTTTGTTTTCTTGCTAACTTGGTTGATTGCTCCAGCAATTTCTTTCGTGAGCTTTTTTCCGCTGGCCGATACCGCTTTGGCCAGTTGTTGAAGTTGCCCACGATTGATTTCAATGGAGATCATCCACGCACCGTGTATGGGTCGTTTTCGTCTGTTCGAAATGTGATAACAAAACGGACCATGACACCGCTCGTTCCGCCAGTGTCCTCAATGTATGGCTCGACCTTACCAATCATCGTATTGATTGCTAATCCACACCATGTGTGCCAATTTGTTGCGTCTGTCGCGGCTGCGACAATCTCAGCACCCATGCGATTTCGGAAAGTATCGACTGGAATAATCTCTGAATCTGATGGCTTTACGATTCCGCAGACAAGAGCTGTCAGCGTCCAGCCTTGCGCCGGAGGATTTCCGGGGCATGATATGTCGCCGTTTGCTTCTAGTGATTCCTGCGATACATGCAGCGTCCAGTCTTTCGGCTGCCACGTTGCAATGCGAGTTGATCGATGTACATTTTCAAACGCGACTTCCAGTCTGTCGCGAATGTTTGCCATGATCTGTTCTACAACTGGTTCCGCCATCAAATCACCGCCAGTTGAGTAACACCGGAATCCTGCGCCATCAGCGTCATCAGTGAAAAACGCTTTGGTGTCGTGTCGCCAACCTTGAGCAAAAATTCAACTTCATCAACACCGATATCTACCTCGCGAGACGAGATACCAGACTGATGAGAGTTGTAAACACGAATCGTTGCCGTTGGTAAAACAGCATTTCCAGACGCATCAAAAATGGCTGGCGGGTTTCGCTCGATAATGGCGAAAATCTTGCGATGCCCGCCGCCATTTGGACAATAGACGATCGACTCCCCGAATTGCTCAATGAGCATCGGGAACCCCGCAGCAGCGAAGTGTGTATCGAACGTCGTCGCCATGCTTGATGCCTATCAGGTAATGTTGCTCAGTAGGTGGCCAGCCTGAGCGTACAGCACAACCTCATCCACATCGTGGCGGACTCGCACGACGTTTCCGCGCACCGTTTCATCGCGGTACGTTTCGACTGTTCCGCCGATGGATGATCCATCTTCTGACCAGTGGAACGTACGACCGATACACGGATCTCGCATATCCTGCGAATTGGAAATGCGGCACACCATTGCGTAAGAAGATGACCAGATTTGCGATGGAGTTGCCGTCTGCCCTTCAGTCGCTGAATTGCGGCTCTGGCCTGCAACGATCACATAATCAAGGTCAAACACCTGCGCCAGAGTCTGCGGCGTGATGTCGCTTGCCTTGATTGCTGAACCAGCACCAGACGCGGCAATTCGGTCAGTGATCTGAGTGCAGTTCCGGAGGTTGCGGTAAACCTTCCAGTTTACAATCAGAGCATTGGCCTTCAGCCCTGAGTTGTCGTACACCTTCTGAACCGCTGACTCAACATTCGTGATTGGTGTTGAACTTGACAGTGTGCTCCATGGAGTGGAGACAGCAGTTGTCAGGCTTGCACCCGTCCAAGTGGTAGTGTTGAAGACGGCGTCAGCAACACGCTTTTCTGCATTGCGAAGCACTGATGAAAACGCTCGCAATGTCGCAATCTGTTCAGCAACAAAATAGTCGCTGTACATCTTTGCTTCGCGATCGTCAACAGGCTCCTCCGCACCGTGTTCTTCTGTGGAGTAGGTGGCCGGAGTGAACGTGAAACTTCCGCGAGCATATCCACTGCCTGGCGCTCGCTTTGTGTCACGCTGCTGAAGCAACTGAGAGAGTGGAACCACTCCAAAGTTTCCAGCCTGCTTTGCTACTTCGACAACAGGGAATACCTGCTGTGCCACATAGCCGTTCTTGTCATTCTCCAAATCGTACTGGAGAAACGTCGCCAAATCTGGGCGCTGTGTAGCTAGGCTACTTGTAGGCGCTGGCATTGCATTACTCTTTCCCCCGATGCAACGCGATTATGAAACAAGAAAAAAGTTCCCCGGCTTTGGTGGCCACCTCCACCGGGGAACGCATCGGGACTCAATCAGGAAACAGTGGTTGCCTTGAGAGACAAGGTCAGCCACTTTCCTTCATATGCCACCAGTTCGCAGCTTGCACCAGCAAACGCCGCAAACGTGATGGTTGTCTTGCTACCGCCAGTCACACCGTCATCAATCAAAGACGTTGCTGTGATTGTGTGGGCAAATGCCGTTGTGGAAGTGACTCGCAAAATCAGTCCGTTCTGGGCTGACGTAGGAGCCGCAAGCGTCATCGCTGCAAGTGATCCAGTTTTTGTGATGACAGCAAGGCCAGGAGCAACGGTAATTGCGCCAGATGCTGCATACAGCGTCACAGGATTAACAACCGGAGCATTGACCTGAAGCACGTTGATGATGTCGCCATCAGCAGCCGCAGCTTCCAGGGCCACGCCTTCAACGTTCCCATTTGCGACGGCAGATACCTTGCCAGATGCAGCCCCGTACACAAGAGCACCAGCACTGATTGCTGTGTTAGCAATCATTTTTTGCGTGCCAATTGCCGTTTTGACACGGATAGCACAAGGACCAGCAGCGGTGCAAGGTGCATTCATCGTGCCCAATGACTGCTCAAGCGCACCAGCCAAGGCCACGTTACCCGGCGTCTTTACTCGCAAATACTGACCGAGTGCCCCGGATGCCGTTTCAGGAATCACACAGG